AATGCAGGTGAACCATTGAAAGTTTGTTCAATAGCTTCACATGCAAAGTTGGTGTGTCTTCTGTAGACAACTTTGAAAAATGTAATTTGAGGATTACCAGTAAGGTATACGTCTTGAGCACCATAGGCTACGAGTTGCATTAAACCGCCTCCCATAATTTATATATATATTATTAGAAAAAAAAATGATTGAATTTAATATTTCAAATTACTATATAAATAATTTGAGATATAATATAAGAAATTTAATTACTGTATGCGACACCTCCCATACCACTCATTACTCTTAATACATTGTAATTTACACCATAGATGTATACTTCACCCGCAGCAGTAGTTGTAACAGATAATGTTGCGTTATCGATTCTTGAGAAATTGCATGTTCCAGATGGTTGATGCTCTTCAGGGTTAAGTGCGAATGAGTATACATTGACACCAGTTCCTGGGGAGCGAGTGTGATGCATGCTAGGTTGAACTCTGTTGAAGAATAAACCATTTTGTTTGGAGAAACGGTCATGTCCGTTTAATTGTAATAAAGCATCAGTTATTGCGGTATTAGCGCCTAATTCAGCGTTAGCAGCTGCATGGGTCCAGACTAATTCTTTAACTGGGTGGTTAAAGTTAAGTCTGAATTTGTTAGATCCACTTACGGCAGATTCAACACCAGTGAATTGTAATTGTTCAATTAAGTATTCGTGAGATGCTTGAGCGAATCTTTTTCTTTCTTCGGAATCTAAGTATACATAGTTGACTAATAAAGTTGTGTTAGTCATTGAAAGATTTCCAGAGTTAGCTGAAGCAACAGCAGATGCGGCACCAAATTCGAATTCAAGTCTGACATCGTGGTATTGTAAAGCAATTAATGGTAAAGCTAAACCATCGTTTCTGCAGCAGAAGAATTGTAATGGTACAAATAATTCTAAAGTAGCTCCGGCATCAATAGTTGCATTGTTGGTACCAACTAATCCGTTATGATTAGTATCTTGATCGGCTGGTCTAGATAAATCAGACCATAAGTGCATCCATTTACCATAGTGTTTATCAATTTTAGTTCCACCAATTTGTAATTCAACAGATGAAACCATAGCATAACCTGGATTATTTGTTAATGTAGCATCATTAGTTACTTGACTTAAAGTGGTGTGTAACCACATTTTGGTTACTAAATCACCATTTCTGGTAATTGGTACAGTAGCTTTGCTACCGAATGCAGGTGTACCATTGAAAGTTTGTTCAATAGCTTCACATGAAAAGTTGGTGTGTCTTCTGTAGACAACTTTGAAAAATGTTATTTGAGGATTACCTGTAAGGTATACGTCTTGGGCGCCATAGGCGACGAGTTGCATTAAACCACCTCCCATAATTTATATATAATTATGGGAGATAAAAATTTTTTTAAATTTCAATAACTATATATTTTAAAATATTGATTATATATTTTTTAAATTTCAATAACTATATATTTTTAAAATATTGATAAAATATTTTAAATGATATAATAAAGTTAATTACTGTATGCAACACCTCCCATACCACTCATAACTCTTAATACGTTATAGTTGACACCATATACGTACATAGAAGTACCAGCAGCAGCAGTTGTAACAGTTAAAGTAGCATTATCGATTCTAGAGAAATTGCATGTGCCAGAGGGTTGATGCTCTTCGGGGTTAAGTGCGAATGAGTATACATTGATACCAGCAGAAGGAGTTCTACTGTGATGAGTTTGTGTTTGTACGTAATTGAAGAATTTACCAGTTTCTTTTGAGAAACGGTCATGTCCATTTAATTGAAGTAAGGCATCAGATACTGGATTTGCAGAAGATCCATTAGAGAAATCAAAATGATTTACTCCATCAGCACTTTTTTCAACTGCCCAGACTAATTCTTTAACTGGATGGTTGAAATTTAATCTGACTTTATTAGATGCAGATGCAGATACTGTTTCAACACCAGTGAATTGTAATTGTTCAATTAAGTATTCGTGAGATGCTTGAGCGAATCTTTTTCTTTCTTCAGAATCAAGGTATACATAGTTTACTAATAAGGTTGTGTTAGATAAAGATACATTTGCACCTTTAGAACCAGCAGCTGTTCCTGCAGCATTTAAATTAACAATAGTATTTTGGCCACTTGAAAAGTCAAATTCAAGTCTAACATCATGGTATTGTAAAGCAATTAATGGTAAAGCTAAACCGTCGTTTCTGCAACAGAAGAACTGTAATGGTACATATAAATTGTGAGATGTAGTTGTTGAATCAGCTGGATTTACCATTTGAGTATGGGAATTATCATGATCACCACTCTTAGATAATTGACTCCATACATGCATCCATCTTCCGTAATGTTTATCAATTTTAGTTCCACCAATTTGTAATTCAACAGCGTTTATTAATGAGTAACCAACATCGGTACCCCAGCTGAATGTTTCAGCTGCTGCATATGGAGTAATTTTAGCATTAGTATCATTTGCTTCATTTGCTGGAGTACCAGCTGCAGAGAATGTAGCAGATAAAGCATTTAATACAACTACAGTATTATTACCTGCTGTTACCACTGTATAATATCCATTATAATTGGTAGTATCTTGAATTCTAACTACTCTGCCAACAGGGAATAATCCGGCAGTAAGTGGGGTAGCATTATTACTAACAGTAGCTGTTACACTAAATTTACCTGAAGCAGTTACAGCAAAAGATAAATTAGTAACATTAGCTGTTGCACCACTTATAGCAGTTCCTGCTGTTCCTAATACATGATAAGCACTTGTTGTTGCTCCTGTTGTAACTTGTGTTAGTGTATCAGATGTTGCTAATGTAGTTTTTAACCACATCTTGGTTACTAAATCACCATTTCTAGTAATTGGTACAGTGGCTTTGCCACCTAATGCAGGTGTACCATTGAATGTTTGTTCAATAGCTTCACATGCAAAGTTGGTATGTCTTCTATAGACAACTTTGAAAAATGTTATTTGAGGATTACCAGTAAGGTATACGTCTTGAGCACCATAGGCTACGAGTTGCATTAAACCTCCACCCATATTTTATATATATTAAATGAAGAAAAATATTTTAAAAATAACTATATGTTTTAAATATTACCTAAATATTTTAAATGATATAAAAAAATTAATTTAATTACTGTATGCGACACCTCCCATACCACTCATAACTCTTAATACGTTATAGTTGACACCATATACGTACATGGAAGTACCAGCAGAAGCGGTAGTAACAGATAATGTTGCGTTATCGATTCTTGAGAAATTGCATGTTCCAGATGGTTGATGTTCTTCAGGGTTAAGTGCGAATGAGTATACATTGATACCAGCAGAAGGAGTTCTGCTGTGATGATTTTGTGTTTGTACGTAATTGAAGAATTTACCGGTTTCTTTTGAGAAACGATCGTGACCGTTTAATTGAAGTAAAGCATCAGTTACTGGATTAGATCCATTTGCTTGAGTATTATTGTTAGTGAAATTGAAATTTTCGGTTGATTCAGCTTGTTTTTCAACAGCCCAGATTAATTCTTTAACTGGATGGTTAAAGTTTAATCTAACTTTATTAGATGCAGATGCAGATACTGTTTCAACACCAGTGAATTGTAATTGTTCAATTAAATATTCGTGAGATGCTTGAGCGAATCTTTTTCTTTCTTCAGAATCTAAGTATACGTAGTTGACTAATAATGTAGTGTTTCCAATAGCAGTAACACCAGCAACATTGCCAGCAGCTTCGAAATCGAATTCAAGTCTGACATCGTGGTATTGTAAAGCAATTAATGGTAAAGCTAAACCGTCATTTCTGCAACAGAAGAATTGTAATGGTACATATACTGTACCAGCAGCACTAGGAGATACCATTTGAGTATGAGCTGCAGCATGATCAGCTGATTTTGTTAATTGACTCCATATATGCATCCATCTACCATAGTGTTTATCAATTTTGGTTCCACCGATTTGTAACTCTACGGATTTAATTATATTGTAACCAGCATCAGTACCAGTTGGGGTACCAGTTAATGTAGTTTTTAACCACATTTTGGTTACTAAATCACCATTTCTGGTAATTGGTACAGTGGCTTTGCCACCTAATGCAGGTGTACCATTGAATGTTTGTTCAATAGCTTCACATGCAAAGTTGGTGTGTCTTCTGTAGACAACTTTGAAAAATGTAATTTGAGGATTACCAGTAAGGTATACGTCTTGAGCGCCATAGGCTACGAGTTGCATTAAACCTCCACCCATAATTTATATATAATAATACTTAGAAAATATTATTATATAAATTTTATAAATTACTATATTATTCTATAAATTTTATAAATTACTATATTATTCTATAAATTTTATAAATTACTATATTATTTTAATTACTATATGCTATTCCCCCCATACCACTCATTACTCTAAAAATATTATAATTCATTACATAAAATGATAATTCATTATTATCTATTGAACTAACTGTAGAATCAAAATTTAATTCCATTGTTGCACTATCTATTCTTGAAAAATTACATGTTCCCGAAGGCTGATGTTCCAATGGATTTAATGAAAAACTATATAAATTTATTCCATCTTTTGGAGTACTTTTATGATTTTCGTAGGCTTGTAGATAATTAAAAAATTGTCCAGGTTGTTCACTAAATCGTTCATGGCCATTTAATTTCATTACTGCAGATGTAATTGGATTTGTTGATCCATCTAAGTATTTTCCATAATTATTCCATTGATAAACTGATATATCATAATTTAAATGACCTTGATTAGAAGAATCAGATGTTCTTGTTATATTATTTAATATAGTACTAATTGGTGATGATACATTGTCTATTGTTAATGATGTTACTACTTCCCAATTTGAAATGTCAGTAGCTGAACAATTTGCTGTATTATTTGTATTATTAATACTAGTTAAACTACTATATTTAGCTTTTATAACAGCAGTTCCAGCAGTTATAGAATGATGATTATATGTTGTTGCCCCTGTTTGACTACTAGCAGTTCCTGTTCCAGAACCATTTAAACTTAATGCTACTACACCTGAACTAGAATACATTTGTGTTAATACATATCTTATAGTTGCATTATGTAATAATGTAGTATTTTCAGTTGCATATCCAGATCTATAAATATATGTAGAATCTGGGATATAATATAAAAATGTTTTTCCTGAAATGAAATTACCATTTTTCATAAACCAATATATAGATTTACATGGATGACTGAATGATAAATTATAAATTGTCTTAGTTGATGTAACCTTCTCATTTCTAGCTGCTTGTGTTTGTTCTATTAAATATTCATGTGCTGAAGAAGCAAAACGTTTTCTTTCTTCACTATCTAAAAATACATAATTACATAATAAACTAATATTTGTTACTGTTGCAGCTGCTGATGTTACTGATTCTTTAACTATCAATTGACTGGAATTTCTAAATTTAAAATCAAGTCTTACATCATGATGCTGTAAAGCAATTAATGGAATAGCTAAACCATCAAATTTATTACAGAAAAACTTTAATGGTATATATATAGTAGCTGTCTTAGTGGTTGTAGATAGTGTTGTCATCTCACTATTATTACCAATTAATTTATCATATCCTCTATTATGTGATATATCTCTTGCTAATTC